CTGCGGTAATCGAGCGTGCTGACATCGATTTCGTGGACCCGGCTAAAGCAGCGGTCGCCAACGTGTCGCCTGCTTCGATCACCAACGGCATCGCGGGCATCCCTTCCAGCGGCAACACTGCTGAGGACGTACGGGCAGACGTCGCCGCACTGTGGGCTCCGTTCATCGCCGCGCGTAACGCCCCGCGCAACGCTGTGTACTTGATGGACTCGACCACCGCGCTTGCCTTGAGCCTCATGCTGAACCCACTGGGCCAAGCTGAGTTCCCGGGCTTGAACCTCAACGGCGGCACCTTCCTCGGGGTTCCGGTGATCGTTTCGGACTACCTACCAGTTGACTCCGGCGGCGGCATGGTGATTCTGCTGAACGCTTCCGACATCTGGCTGGCCGATGACGGTCAAGTAACCATCGACTCGTCCCGCGAAGCTTCTTTGCAGATGCTGGACAACCCGACCAACCACAGCGGCACCGGTACGCCGACCACCATGGTCTCCATGTTCCAGACCAACAGCACCGCCTTCCTGGCAGAGCGTTTCATCAACTGGCAGCGCCGTCGTGTAAGCGCCGTCGCCTGGCTGGATAACGTGAACTGGGGCACCGCCGCTTAATGCGCTACTCTGAGTGAACTGGAAAGGGCCCTTCGGGGCCTTTTCTTTGAGTAATTTTCGGAAACCCGTATACTCAAACGAAATTTGAGGTAAGTGACATGTCTAAAGTTGAATTTACCTACAGCAAAGGCGGGAAAAGAGTTCCCATGGCCCGCAGCTACGCAGAGATCCTGCGCAAGTTAGGGCACGGGACTTATGGAACCCGTATGCTGACCGCAGCAGCGCCGGAAGCTCCTGTCGAGGCGCGTGTATCTGATGCTGTCGCGGCCTTCGCCGCTGAGAATAACGTCGATATTGATAAAGTGGTCGGCACCGGCAAAGATGGCCGGGTCCGTAAGAGTGATATCGAAGCCTTTATCGCAGTGCAGGTCTAACAATGCGTCTATTCGGTCGAGAGCTGTCCCTAACCTTCAAGCGCGCGCCAATGTCGCCGCCCGGTACGGGCATGGGCGGTTGGTGGCCGATGATCAAGGAGCCCTTTAGCGGAGCGTGGCAGAAGAACGAAACCTGGACCAATGAATCCGTCCTGGCGCATTACGCGGTATACGCCTGCGTCACCCTGATCGCGAACGACATCGGCAAATTGCGCCAGCGGTTGATGATCCTCGACGCGAACGGGATCTGGAAAGAAACGACCAGTCCTGCGTTTAGCCCTGTCCTGAAAAAGCCCAACAACTATCAGAACCACATCCAGTTTAAGCAATGGTGGCAGACCTCAAAGCTGATCAGCGGCAACGCCTACGGCCTGAAGCAGCGCGACCAGCGCGGCGTCGTAACGTCGATCTACCTTCTCGACCCGTGCCGTGTGCTACCCCTGGTAGCTGAAGACGGTTCGATCTACTACCAGCTCAGCAATGACAATCTGAACCGCGTAGGCGACGGCGTAACCGTACCGGCGTCCGATATCATCCACGACCGGATGAACTGTCTGTTCCATCCCCTGGTCGGGGTGTCTCCGTTGTATGCCGCGGCGCAAGCCGCCTGCCAATCGCTCAAGATGCAGAGCGATAGCTCTACGTTCTTCGAGAACGGCGCACGCCCGGGCGGTATTCTTTCTGCCCCCGGTGCGATCAGCGACGAGACAGCAGCGCGCTTGAAAGCGCATTGGGATGCGAACTACACCGGTCAGAACGCAGGTAAGGTCGCCGTGGTCGGGGACGACCTGAAGTTCCAGCAGATGAAGATGTCGGCCACTGATTCGCAATTGATCGAGCAATTCAAGCTGACGGCTGAAATGATTTGCACAGCGTTCCACGTTCCTCCGTCTAAAGTCGGGGTCGCAACCGCACCCACCGGCACTACAGCGGCACAAGAAAACCAGAAGTATTACTCGGACTGCATCCAGGTGTTAGCCGAGGAGTACGAAGCCTGTATGGACGACGGCCTTTCGCTGCCGGTTCAGTACGGCGTAGAGCTTGACGTTGACGGCTTGCTGCGTATGGATCTCGGATCGCTTGTCACCACTTTGGCGGCGGCGGTAGGCGGCGGAATCATGACCCCGAACGCGGCGATGCGGAAATTGAACCAGCCACCGGTAGAAGGCGGCGATACCGTATACCTGCAACAGCAGAACTACTCCCTGGCCGCACTGGCTCGCCGCGATGCGTCCGCCGACCCGTTCGGCACAGCTCAGCCCGTAGCATCTACGCCCGTGGCGGAAGACCCAGAAGAGCCGACCGACGAAGACATCCAAGACCAGGCGCGTATGCTCGCCTTGCTGATCGAAAAGAGGCTGACCAATGAACCTGCGTGAACTTGAAGCGCAAGCGGAATTCTTGGCGCCGGTGATTGCCGCCGCCGTGGCGAAAGCTGTCGCGCCTTTGCGCGAGGCGCTATCGCAGAAGGAACAACAAATCGATGCCCTGCATAAACGTATCAACGAACTGCCGGCGCCGGTTGAGCCGGACCTAGAAGCGATCGCCGCGCTCGTAGTCCTGCCGGAAGTCAAAGATGGTAAGGACGCCGCTGAAGTCGACCTGGAAGCTTTGGCGAAAGCGGCAGCGGAATTCATCCAGTTGCCGACGGTCGACCTGGCCCCGCTCGCCGCTGAAGCCGCAGCGCTCGTCGTGATGCCCGAGCCGATTCCAGGCAAAGACGCCGACCCAGTGGACCTTCAGGAACTCGCCCGCTCTGCTGCTGCGCTTATCCAGGTTCCAGAAGTCAAGCAGCCGCAGGACGGCCGCGACGCCTTGGAGCTGGAGATCCTGCCGACCATCGACGAAGCCAAGCAGTACGCCCGTGGCACATACGCGGCCTTCCGCGGCGGCCTGTGGCGCTCCTATGAGCGCACACACGGCATGCGCGGCTGGGAATGCATCGTGGACGGCGTGGACGGCGTAAGCGTAACGCAGGACGGCGAACGGGCTTTCTCCGTGTCTATGACCAAGTCCAGCGGCGCCACGGTCGCCGAGAAGTTCGAAATGCCGATCCAGATTTATAAAGGCGTGCATCGCGACGGCGACGAGTATCAGGCGCACGACACCGTGACTTGGGGCGGCAGCCAGTGGGTGTCGAATAAGTCGGCAAACGCGGATAAGCCAGGGGCTAACGACTCGTGGACGCTCTGCGTAAAAGCGGGTCGCGCCGGTAAAGACCTTCGCGAGAACGCGAGTACCTTCGATCCGTCGAAGGGGGTCAAGCTATGATGTACGTCACGCTGGAGCGAGGTAAGCAGCATCTGAACATGGATCACGACCTTGACGACGTGTTGATCGGTGCGTACATCGGCGCGGCGTCAAGCGCTGTGAAGAACTACCTCAAGAGCGCTTCTCCTTACGAGGTCGAGCGTGATAGCAATGACGATCCGATACTTGATAGCTCGGGAGACCCGACCTACGTAGTCGACAGCTCCGGCGATAAGGTCGTTAAATACGAAGTTCAGGCGGCCACGCTCCTGCAGCTAGGCTTCCTGTACAAAGACCGCGACGAAAATGCCGATGGCGCATACGACATGGGCTATCTCCCTAAACCCGTAACCGCGTTGCTTTATCCGCTTCGCGATCCCGCCTTAAAATAGGAATTCGGCCATGGCAGACAAATTCGCGCGGGTTTTCGGCAGTTTCCTCCGGCGCATAACCGATATGCGCGACGGCACCTGGGCGGAACGTAATATCGCCCATCCGCCATTCGATCTCCTGACGGACGGCGGCGATGGTCCTAGTCGACGCCTGCGCGTGGACATCGGGCAAACGGGTTTCTTCGCGGGGAAGGAGTTCCGGACGTTTCGCGAATTCAATATCGCGGCGGGGCAGACCCTAGTTCTGCGAATCACTGTCCCGATCAACGTCATTTTGTCGTCGCAAGGCCTGGAACTGGACGACGGTAGCTTGCGTATTACCAACGCTGCCGGCGGTACGCCAGGCGGAACTTTCTCCGAGGTACTGCCGATTATCGGCAAGAACAACATGTCGGATAGGCCATCGCCTTTCTACACTCCTGTCGTAGTTTTCGCGGCCGGAGGCACGCACACGGGGGGTACAGTTTTCGACATCCACCGAGTGGTCGCCGCGTCCGCCACTGCGCAACGCTCCACCGTAGGCAACGTTGTAGGGGATGAGCGCGGTGTCGCCGCGAACACGTATTACGTTCGGTATGAAAATATCGGCAGCGGTGCGGCTACAGGGACGCTGTGGTTCATCTGGGAAGAGCGTCCATGAGCCGCGCCGGCCAGTACCGCCACCGGGTGGACATCCAAGACTGGACAGCAGTCCGAGACGAAGAGACGGGCGGCTTCACCGAAGCCTGGGTAACCGTGTTCGCCGACGTACCCGCGCGTATTGCTCCGGCCAGTGGGCGGGAATTCCTGGCCGCTGCGGCCATTCAGTCCGAGATCGTCGCGCGCATCGTGATCCGCCAGCGCCCCGGCCTGAATGCCAAGCAACGCATTTTGCATAACGGCGATATCTACAACGTCTACGCATGGTTGCCGGATCAGGAAAGCGGGCGTGACTATGTGTCCGCGCCCTGTTCAAGAGGGGTTAACGAGGGTTAGAATTGGCGCTCCCTACACCCACCGCAAGGATTGAGAAATGACCACCACTGTTAAAGTAAGCGCCCATTGCAGCGATGACAAAGAAGTTCAAGTATCTATCGCTGATTCGGTAAGCGGTAACGTCCGCGAGAATTTCATCCTGCAAAACGGCGAAACAGCAGATCGCGTTGTATACGACGACCTGGTTATTTCTGTGCTTGAACGTAAGAAAGCGTAACCCTATGGGTCGGACGTTCGTCTGCATCGCCTCCGGCCCAAGCCTCAACGCGCACGACTGCGAACTGGTCCGGCAGTCCGGGCTCACCACAATTGCCGTGAACAATTCCTGGCAGCTAGCCCCGTGGTGCGATCATCTTTACGCAGGTGATCTCGCGTGGTGGGATTCTTACGGCGCTGAGGCGCCTACCACTTGCCAGCGGTGGAGCTGTACGCGCCAGGCAGTGGCAAAGCACGGTCTGAACTACGACGAAAAGTACGGTGAATATAATTCCGGCCTCAGAGCGATTGAACTGGCCTTCAAGCTCGGCGCAGAACGCGTCCTGCTTCTTGGGTACGACTGCACAGTGTCCAACGGTACGCACTGGCATGGCGACCACGCCGATACGAAGAACCCTGATGAACTCCGGTGCCGTAAATGGGCAGCGCAACACGCCCGACTGCCGCAGCGCGATAAGGTGGTCAACTGCTCGCGTGAAACGGCGTTGGAATGCTACCGGCTCGGGCATCTTGAAAAAGAGTTGCAAAAGGTTGTTGACACTTGTGATGTGCGCGACTAAAGTTTGTTTCAACAGCGCGGTTCACCGGCTCGCAGATCCGGCCAGACTAATAGCTTCGATTAGACCGAAGGTCGCGCTGCCAGATTGGTTTCGGGTGGAAGTATCAGGTGCGAGCCCTGACGCATTACGCGGCTACGTAGGTAGCATAAGACTTAGTACTGAGGGTTCGATACCCTCCGCCAATCTACAAAGATCAACCAACGCTGCAAAGAGGACCGGGAGCCTCGATAAAAATTCCCGGGCATATTCTCCGTGCGACCCTCATTAACCCTTCTTCGGAAGGGTTCTTTTTAACTGGAGCTTGATAATGGATTACGAAGAGTTGCTGAAAAAATACATGGAACACGTCGGCGATTGTGAGGGCACGACATACGTGGACAACCTCAACGACTCATGGCGAAGCGACGTAAAATTCACCGAAGAAGAGGTCGCCGAATTGGAAAGAATTCGCGATTTGCCGTTCCCATGATCATCCACGGAATGAGGGGCCTCGGTGACAACCTGTACCAGCGCGCCTTCATCAAAGCGCTGCCCAAACCGGTCTATCTCGACACCCCTTGGCCGGAAATTTACCGCGACATTACCGGCGTCCACTTCATCCGCCCGCAAACCAATCTGCGCACACAGGCGAAGAACATCGCGCGCCATACAACCTGGACGATGCCGCCCACGCGTCATCCAACTCGTCAGATCCGCTACGGCGCCGAGGGAATTATTCCCGGGATGATTGCCAGCTTCGGCGTAATGCCGGGCGAGTTCGACCTTCCGCCGCTACCACCCTCGCCCGTCGAGGGTAAATATGTCGTCGTGCGGCCCGCTACCGTGCGCAGCGAGTGGCGCGCTGATACGCGTAACCCTGCTTCGCTGTACATTGATCTAGCGGCACGTATGGCCAGCGAGCGCGGTTACAAGGTGATCAGCGTCGCGGACCTAGTCGAAGGCGTCGAATGGGTGCAGGACTATGAACCGTATGCGGATGTGAAGTACCACAAAGGCGAACTGCCTGTTGAACAACTACTGGCCCTCGTGAAAGGCGCCGCCGCCGTGATCGGCGGTATCGGCTGGATCGTGCCGGCGGCGCTTGCGGCCAGGGTTCCTGCGTGGATCATCTGCGGCGGCCAAGGTGGTTTCAATTCGCCGGAGCAGATCTGCCCCGCCGGCAGTACAATTACCTTCGCGGTGCCGGACAACTTCTGCCGGTGCAAATTAAAACAGCATACGTGCGACAAGAGGATTTCCAACTATGACGCCAAGCTTACCGAGTGGGCTGAACGACACCTTACTCTGGTGTAATGAGAAAGGTTACGGCTGGCACAGCTCGCCCCCGATGCAGTACAGCGGCTCGTATTTCGCAAACTACGTCAGGCTCGACGATACGCCAATGGGCGCGGCGCTGACTAAAGCGCGCCTGGAACTAGTAGAGAAGTACACGAAGGCTTCGCTCGGCGTAGACATCGGAATCGGGGGCGGACGCTACGTCAAGGAGTCGTGGGGTAACGGCTTCGACGTGAGCAGCGAAGCGGTGGATTGGCTACAGAAGATTTATTCCTACGTCGACCCCTACGCGCAGCCCGTCCACTCGATCACCTGCTGGGACAGCCTGGAGCACATTCCAGAGCCCGAAAAGCTTCTGGCTCAGGTAACAGATTGGTTCTTCGTTTCGCTGCCCACGTTTGAAAGCGCCGAAGAGGCTTTGGCATCCAAGCACTACAAGCCCTCAGAGCATTTATGGTATTTTTCGATTCCCGGTTTGATCCGGTGGGCGGAAGACCAGGGCTTCCAGGTTATGGAAGTCAACCACGCTGAATCGGAATTGGGCCGCGAAGGCATTACGTCGTTTGCGTTCAAGCGGGTCGGCTGATAGACTTCGTGTCGTGACTGTATCTAGTGAAAGAATTGAAGCCGCCCTCTCAGGCGGCTTTTTCTTGCCTGTGATAGACTCCCGGCAAACCGAGGGCGACAACATGGCCGACTGGATCACCTACAAGCTGACGGGCGCTGACGAACTGTCGCGCGTGTTTAAGACTCTGCCGCAGGAACTGCAGCGCAAGATTGTCGTGCCGGCGGCCAAGGAAGCCATGCAGATCGTTCTAGCTGCCGCCAAGGATAATGCTTCTCGTATCGACCGGCCCGAAACGAAGAACTACATACCGAAGAACTTGGATCTGATCGAGGATACGAAGTATTTCGAGGAAACTGGTTCGACGAAGATTTCTGCCGGTGTGCGCAAGCGCAAACGCGGGGTAGGCGGCGGCAACACATACTACGCCGCCCTATTCGTTGAGCTCGGGACCAGTCGCAGCCGGGCGCAGCCCTTCATGCGCCGCGCGTTGTCCGAGAACCAGGCAGCGGTGTTTCAAGAATTCCTCTCAGTTGCAAAATTCAGGCTCGTTGAAATGGGACTCAATTAATGGATACGCCATTTTTCAATACCTGCAAGGTTGACCCGACCGTCCAAGCGTTGCTCGGCGGCGCTGTGCCGCGCATCTACCCATTCGGGAGTGCGCCTCAATCGGTAGTCAAGCCCTATGTCGTTTATCAAAGCGCCGGGGGCTTCCCGCTGAACATGCTGAACTGCCGGCCGGATGCGGACAGCCAGGATCTGCAGATCGATGTGTACGGTGCGACCCAACAGTCCAGTACCGCAGTCGCCGAGGCGATCCGCTACGCCGTGGAGCAGGACTGCTACATCACGAACTACCGAGGCACGATCCGCGAGGAGGAAACTCTCCTCTACCGCACGGGTTTCGACCTAACCTGGCTGGTCGAACGGACCTGATTTGCGAATCGCCCCGCGCGTGATATGCTTCCGCCGAACGTTCATTACTTCCACGAGGCTACACCGATGACCATCAAGAGCCAGGGCACCGACCTGTATACGATTGACCCCGATACCGGCGAGCTGCTGGACGTAGGGTGCATCACTTCCATCGACGGCATCGACACCGCGATCGACCAAATCGAAACGACCTGTTTGAACAACCTGTCGCGCACATACGAAGCTGGCCTCGCCACTCCGGGCGCCGCGACCTTCGGTCTGCAGTTCGATCCGTCTAACGTGAACCACATCCGCCTGCACCAGCTCAAGACTGCGGGCATCACCCTGCAATGGGCGATCGGCTTCTCCGACGGCACCCTGGCGCCGACCACTGCCGTTGACAGCTCGGGCGACGATGAATTCGTTTTCCCGCCTACACGCAGCTGGCTACAATTCGAAGGTTACATGAACAGCTACCCGTTCACCTTCGCGCTGAACACCATGGTCACCTCGACCGTTGGCATTCAGGTATCGGGCGAGCCGGTTCTCATTCCTAAGTCGTCGAGCTAACCCATGGCCTTGAACCTTAAAGACCTCGTTGCTCAAGGCGCATTCGTCAAAGAGCCTTTCGTAAAGCGCCAGATCAAATGGCACAACACGGAAGGCGAAGAGCTGACTGCAGACATTTGCGTGCGCCTGGCGTCGTACCACACGATCACCAACACCTGGAAAGCGGCTGAAGGTAATCAGGAACACCTGGCCGCGCGGATCGCGACCATGGTGTGTGATGAAGAGGGCGGCCCGATCTTCTCTACGGCTGACATTCTCGGCACTACCGGGATCGAAGGCCGTGGCGCGATGTGCGACACGCTGTTCCTCGCACTGATCACCGCGGTTAACGAAGCGCAATCGGCAAAGACGAAGCCCCCGAAGACCTCTGGTTCGAACTAGTCCTGAACGGTGTAGGCGGTCGAACGATCGCCGAAGCCCAGCAGAACTTGTCCTTGGTCGAAGCGCGACAATGGGCTCAGTACATCAAGCGCCATGGGGGCCTGAACATTGCTGAACGCGTTGAGCAAGCCGCCGCGCTGATCTGTAGCACTGGCGCGCAGTTGAGGGGCAATAAGAACGTAAAAGTCGCTGACTTCATTCCTGATCGGGAATCTGACGACGAACTGCGTTATGCTACGCCTGAAGATTTCTTAAAAGTTCTGCAAGCCTCTAGGAGACCGCCGCCATAGCCGTGCAAAGTTTGGGCCAACTTACGGTGGATCTCGTCGCAAATACCGCGGGCTTTGAGCGCGGTATGAACCAAGCTGAGCGCGCTTTGGCTTCTGCGACCAAGGAAGCGCAGCGCCAAGGCAACGCCCTGGATAAACTGGTCGGACAGATCGACCCGGCCATTGCCGCTTATTCCCGTCTCGACAAGATGGAGCAGCAGCTCAAAGCGCACCGCGATGCGGGGCGCCTTCCTGTCGACGACTACAACGCGTACCTCGCCAAGCTCAACGAGACCCGCAAGGCCGTAGAGCAGACCGGTACTGCGATCGGTAAGAACGCCAAACAACTGGACGCAAACGGCTTGTCGGCCAAACAGCTCGCCGCCAACTTGCGCGGCGTGCCTGCGCAATTCACCGACATAGCCGTGTCGCTCCAAGCTGGGCAAAACCCGCTGACTGTATTCCTGCAACAAGGCGGCCAGCTCAAGGATATGTTCGGCGGCATTGGGCCTGCGGCCCGTGCTCTCGGGGGCTACGTTCTAGGTCTCGTTAACCCGTTCACCGTAGCGGCTGCCGCTGCTGCCGTCCTCGCCCTGGCCTATAAGCAGGGCAGCGACGAGACTACTGCCTTTAGCACCGCCCTAGCCCTTACAGGCAACACCGCCGGCACAACTACATCCCAACTAGCCGGATTGG